AAAAATCGGTTCAACATTACTGAACCACTGCCATTTACATTTGATGGCGGCAATCCATTTTCACAATTTGTAGCAGAGTAGGAGAACTCACATGGACTTAAACGGATTTAACGCATTGGAAATTGAGCCAACAACAACTAACGAACCAATCCCAGCAGATTGGTACAAGGCTGTAATTTCTAACACCGAGCAGAAGGCAACTAAAGCTGGAACTGGCTCATACCTAGAACTCACAATTGACGTGATCGAAGGATCATATCAAGGCAGAAAAATTTGGGATCGACTAAACTTACAGAACCCAAACCAAACTGCGGTTGAGATTGCACAACGTAATCTATCGAGCATTTGTCGTGCCGTTGGTGTTAACAACCCAAAGGATAGTGTTGAGTTATGTGACAAGCCACTGATGGTTAAAGTTGCAGTTAGAGCGGCTGATGGTCAGTACGATGCCACTAACGAAGTTAAGGGTTACGATGCGGCAGGTGGAGCTACGGCTACTGCATCACCTGTAGTTGCAACTGCGAGTGCATCTACACCACCTTGGAAGAAGTAACGTCTACCTCTGGATCGGCTCCGTGTGAGCCGATTTACTAGATAGATGGAGAAGCCAATGAACCTTGAACAATACATGACGCCAGAAACAGTTCGCCTCATTTACGAGAAATATCAACAGAAACGAAAGAATGAGCATCGACCTCACTTGGGTGGATCTCAAATTGGCAATGAATGTAGTCGCGCACTTTGGTATCAGTTTAGGCACGCATGGACGCCAGACTTCTCTGGGAGAATACTTCGATTGTTTGAAACAGGTGATCGTGAAGAAGATCGTGTTGTATCTAACCTAAGAGATATCGGTGTAGAGATTTGGGAAGTAGACCCAGAAACTGGCAAGCAAGTTAGATTTACAGAATGTGGTGGTCACTTTGCATTGTCTCTGGATGGTGTAGGTCTTGGGTTTCCTGAGAGCAGTAAGCCACACACACTTGAATTTAAAACGATGAACACCAGAAGTTTTAAAGATATCGAGAAGAAGGGATTACAGAAAAGCAAGCCGATCTATTGGGCGCAATGCCAGATTGGTATGCACTTAGCTGAATTAGAGAACTGCTACTTCTTTGCAGTTTGCAAAGAGACTGACGCTATTTATGCAGAACGTCTAAAGCTAGATAAGTCTGAGGCTATGCAACTTATCGAGAAGGCAAATAAAATTATATTTGCAGAGACGCCACCATCAAAACTAAATGAGGATGCAAGTTTTTGGCAATGCAAGTTCTGTCCGTATTGGGCTGTATGTCATGGATGCAAAATACCAGAAGTTAGTTGTAGGACTTGTAGCCATGTGACCCCAGAGAAAGATGGCACTTGGAGTTGCGCCAAAGGGAAGCCCACAGTTACCTGTGATGAACATCTATACATCCCACAAATCATGCCAAAAGATTTGGTGGTGCATGATGCTGGGGATGACTTTGTTGAGTATCAAGATCAAGATACTGGCGAGATTATTAAGAACAAGGGGAACAGCCAAGCTATCTTTGATGGGAGGATGGTGTAATGGTTTTAAATGTAAGATTGACTAGATCAGAAATGTCAGAAGTAAAACAAGCGGCGGCTTTACGTTGGCAATTGGCAAGGGCAAGCGGTGTTGCAAATCAACGCAAAGATATTAGATCAGATGCTGATATTGATCTTCTAGGTTTAAAGGCTGAAATGGCAGTCGCAAAAGCCTTACATCTTCCATATAGAGCATCTGACCTTGGCATAGATAGTGGTGCTGATATGTGGTCTGAAGACGTAAGTATTGACGTGAAGGCAACGTATCATAAATCAGGCAAGCTATTATTTAAATCCTTAGATTCGTTTGTCGCTGAATACGCAATATTAGTTACCATATCTGATGATGAAGATGTGATGCGTATTGTTGGAGGTATGGGTAGAGATAGATTTAAATTAGAAGCAGTAGAGACAGACTTGGGTAGGGGTATATGTTGGGTTGCACCTCAAGACATATTAACACCCATAGAAGGCGTTTGGCTTACATTAACTCAGTGGAGGTTGTGCAGATGACCTTTAAGTTATCTTTGATGGCAGAATGAAATGATAGAAGACACGATAGTGAGAGAGGCTGTATTAGAAGATATAAAATATGTTGTCAGCCTCAGTAAAAAAGAAAGTTTGAGTTTAGGTTTTATTCCAAAGATGGCGTATGAATCTGCGATCACAGGAATTAAAACTGGCAAGAGATGGTCACCTGTTTGTAATGACAAACTATTTGTGTGTACTGTTAACGATGACCTTGTTGGTTTTTGCCTAGCTAGTTTTGGCAAAAGAAATGCAATCTACCGCAAGGGAAAGATAGCTCAGATTTGCCTCCAAGAAGATGCCAGAAAATTTGAAAGGGGCAAACTGCTTTTAAACGTAGTTATCAATTGGGGTAAGTCTATTGGGACTTTATCTTTTGATGCAGGTTGTGCTGACGATCTGGAAAGTAATTTCTTTTGGCAAGCTATGGGTTGGGAGATTGCAGGATCTCGTAAGGGTATCGGACACAAGAACACTTGGGTTCAAACAAGCAAACGCAAAATCAATATATATAACTACGATCCCAATTGGCTAAGTGGATTAATAATAGGAGACGTTAAATGACATTTATCCTTAGAGACTACCAAAAAGAGGCAATAGATGGGTTGTACAGCTACTGGGCAAGTAAGTCAGGGGATAACCCACTAATCGTTGCGCCTACAGGTTCTGGGAAGACTGCGATCATCGCACAATTAATTTCAGACGCCATGAGCTACCACGGCACGAGAGTTATGGTTGTAACGCACGTTAGAGAGCTTCTGGAGCAAGGTGCTTCAGGATTGGTCAAACTGTACCCACAGGCTGATTTTTGCTTCTACAGCGCGTCTGTGGGTGAGAAGAGACTAGACAAACCTATTATATTTGCAGGCATACAAAGTGTATGGGAGAGAGCCTACCAGATCGTCCCTGCAATTGATTTGATCTTAATTGATGAAGCTCACATGCTACCCAAGAATGAAGGCACTCGATACAACAAATTCATAGCTGACATGAAGAGTTGTAATCCAGATGTTAAAGTTGTTGGCCTGACTGCCACGCCATACCGATTGGACAGTGGATACTTGCACAAAGGCGAGGGAGCTATCTTTGATGGAATTGCACATGACATATCTGTTGAGATGCTCATGGAGCAAGGTTACCTGTCTCCTGTCATATCCAAGGGCGGAATTAAACAGATCGACCTGACAAATGTCAAGAAACGTGGTGGTGAATTTATCGAGAGCCAATTGGCTACTGCCGCATCAGATCCAGAGTTGGTTGCGTCTACAGTCGCAGAGATCGTTGACTTGGGATCAGATAGGAAAAGTTGGTTGGTGTTTAGCTCTGGTGTAAGCCACGCACGAATGTTGTCAGATGAATTTGAGTTTCACAATATATCAGTTGGAGTTGTCACTGGATCAGATGGGAAGAAAGCCAGAGATCAGACAATCGCTGATTTTAAATCTGGCAAACTAAAATGCCTGATCAATGTGAACGTATTGACCACTGGCTTTGATCATCCTTCTGTGGATCTCGTTGCGTTAGTTAGAGCTACAGCATCAACTGGATTGTATGTGCAAATGGTTGGACGTGGCACTAGAATTGCAGATGGCAAGGAAAACTGCTTGATATTAGATTATGGTCAAAATGTTGAGCGTCACGGATTTATCGATAAAGTTAAGCCAAAAGATAAAATGAGTGGTGGCGATGGAGAAGCTCCAGTTAAGACATGCGAGAAATGCCAGACGATGGTTCACGCCGCCGCTCAAGTTTGTCCTGAGTGTGGATTTCAGTTTCCACCTCCTATGCTTAATCACAGTTCAAGTTCATACCGAGGTGCTATGTTATCGTCTCAAGTAGAATCCGAGTGGGTTGATGTCGATAGTGTGTACTATTCAAGACATAAGAAAGACGGAAAGCCAGACAGTGTGAAGGTGACTTACCATTGTGGAATGATGTCAAACTCTGAGTGGCTTTGTCCAGATCATGGTGGATACGCCGCCAGTAAATATAGATCGAGAAAGCCTTTACTGAACTCAACGGCAGATACAACAGATGAAGCTCTGGACGAATCAAGTTCTTGGACAACGCCTAGTCGCATAAAAGTTAAACCATCATCTCACAATCCAAAGTACAAAGAGATTGTGGAATTTGATTATACACAAGTGGAGAAGAAACATGAGACGCAAACGCAAAACTCGGACTACTACGATTGGACTGGTGAAGATATCCCCTTCTGAGCATGACGAGCAAGTTGGGTTTATTAATTGGTTTCGAGCTAAATATCCAAGTGTTTTGATCTTTGCAATTCCCAATGGTGAGAAGAGAGCCATTAGCGTTGCCAAAAGATTAAAAGCTGAAGGTGTAGTTCGAGGCGTCCCAGATTTGTATGTACCTGCATGGAAACTGTGGATTGAAATGAAACGAGCTTCAGGTGGAAGACTTTCGCCTGATCAGAAAGAAATGATAAATTATTTAGAAAGTATTGGAAATACAGTTATCATAGGGAAAGGGGCAAGTGATGCCTCTAAGAAAGTATTAGATTTTATGGAGAAAGGATAATTAGAATGACGTGGGAAATAAAAAAAATAATATGTGGAAATCAAGAACATTATAAAAAGGCTCAAGATAGTTATCGAGAGGCATGGATGGTGCAAGCCAAGAAAGATAAAGATGCCAATCCTACATTAAGATTAAGCCAGAAGCCAATGAAGAATGCCACGCTAAGTAAGGCAGGAGCGTCCAGAGGTGGTAAAAATAGAGCAAAGGCATACGCACATAGCCAACAGCAACTTAGTTTGTTTTAATAAAGCCTTGTAAGTCATTGAAAACAAACAAAACTTTCCTCTTGATATACTACATTTAGTATGCTATATATTGTATGTAGAGAGAAAAGGAGAGTTTTATGAGACTTTACAAAAGTAATTCGGGTCAATGGTTTGGCACTCAAGCTGACGCTCGTCGCAATTCGCCAAGACAATGGGTTGAGGTTGATGTCCCAACATCTAAGCAAGATTTGCTTAACTGGCTCAACGATAATAAAGTTGGTGGTATCAGCCAACAAGCTCAGTCTAAGCCACAGGCTCCATCAGAGCCAAAGCCAGAGCTACTGTCTAAGGATGCCGCTGGTTGGGTTTCTTGGGCTTACGAGCGGTTAAGAAGAGGCAAGAAGGCGGACGCTGAAGAGATGCTTCTCAAAGGCTTGAAGATACAGCGCGCCCTCACTAATGTGGAGGGGGCGTAATGGCTAAGTTAAAAATCAAGCCAGTCAATCACGGCACTACAAAGGCGGATGTAAACCGCTACTGTGGTGCGGCAGTTGTCAGCGCAATTACTGGCATGACTACTGGGGAGGCGGCAAGACTTGTCCGCCACCTTAGTGGGGTGAGAAGTGTAAAGGGTACTAGCACTCGCCAGATTAGAGATGCCTTCAATGCATGTGGCATTCAATTTAAATCAAGATCATATGGTATGCGTCTTAACCGAACCAATGGCGTTACACTTGCTGGGTGGTTAAAAGGTTCTGTAAAGCATCGCAATGCCGAGCGTGTGTTTCTGATTGTTGCAGGACATCATTGGCAACTCGTTCAAGGGCGTCGATATGTTTGTGGTATTACGAAAGATATCGTGAGCATTAAGGATAAGAAGGTGAAACGCCGCGCTCGTGTCTCTGAAGTTTATGAGCTTCAATTGATGACAGCTTCAGGTAAGATTAAAATACCTGAGATATCTAAGAAGCCAAAAAACCCAAACTCAGGTGCGACTGCATCTAAGGCTAGAAGACTTGCCAAAGAGTTGGGCATCGAGATCGAGATCGAGCATTACTATTCTGAAGGTCTTCGCAGATACTGGTTGGGTGGCTACTCTGAAGGTGATGGGGATTACGTTGATCTTGGGGTTATTGAAACTCACTTTGCAGACTCATGGTCTGAAGTCGTTGAAATATTACAGGCTATTAAAGATCATAAGTCGCAAGCAATAGCGGCTTAATTTATCTGGCTCAACAAACTTGGGTCTGTAGTTTGAATAAGACTTTGCAATGCAGGTGATAACGATGCATCAACTTCTTCTTCAACTACAGGCTCTGGCGTTACACCACTTTCACCACTTACAACTATTGATGTCTGAAGAAAGTTTTTACCAGCGGCTGGTTCCATCTCAACACTTCTCAACCATCTCTTAAATGCTGGAGAATTTTCAAGTTTATCTAAAGCTGACTGAAGGGCAACTTGATTAGCTGAAAAGTCTGCATCTACAAGACTTCTAAAAGCCGCACTATTTAATAAATTACCAGCTTCTTTAATTCTATCAGTTTGACCTACGCTCAGTAGTATATCAGTAAATGCGTCTGCCGCAACTCCAGCCGCAGGGCCACCACTTACCATACCTCCACCTGTAGCCGCGCCTCTGATAACTCTTTTCCCAAGTGTACTATCTAAAATTCTTTTAAAGAGTTTTTCAGATGTTAAGCCTTCTAATATCAATGCTTGGTTTGCCTTACCAGTTTGAGAAACTCGACCACGAGCATCTGTAATCCGTTGTGATACATTAAACAAATCAGTTAAAAACTGATCACTACCATCGCCTAAAACAGTTACAATTTTTTTATAAATTGGCTTGTTTCTTTTTAGACCTTGCATGATTCCTGTATATTTTGCGAAATCAAATGGCAAATCTGATGAACCTCTTGGAACAGACAAAGAATTTAAAGCAGTTGCTATAGCTTCTTTTTGTAAATCTTTAGGTATAGATTTTAAGATTCTATTTAAGTTTCCTATATCACCACGACTAGCTGAATTTATAGCTTGCGTTAGTTTAGAAGCTATACTTCCTTCAAGATCCTTACCGAAAGTGCTTATAATTCTGTCTTCAAATGCTTTTTGCTTTGCTGTTGTTTGATTAGCTAAACGCAATTGTGAACGAAGTGCATCTCCGCCAATCATCTCTACTGTAAGCAACTGATCTTCTGCCAAAGCACCATATATTCTTTTCAATGCTCCTTGGTTAACATCTCCATATTCACCTTGACCACTTCTCATTGCACGACCAATGTCTTGCTTTAGCCGAATAAGAGCGGCGTAAGTTAGTGGTGCATCTGGATTTGTTATTTTGTCGAAGATTAATTTTTCTTTTGCTGATAAATTTTTACTTCCACCTAGTTCTTCCATAATAGTATTTAATAATTTTACAGTATTATTTGGAGATACCTGTGTAGATTTTGGTACTTGTGCGTCAACAGCATCGTATAATTTTTTTGCACCATTTTTTAAAGATGCCTGTGTTGTAGTTAAAGTTTTTAAAATGTTATCAGAAATAGATGCAATGTCAGGAGATCCACCGATTATAGACATAGCTTCATCTGCGGCTTGAGAAGCATCCCTAACCATAATTTCAAACTGAGCAGATGCCTCTGAAGTTTTTATATCTCTTGTGAGACTAGCGGCATTTTTAACGAGTGGGTTATCACTTAAAACATCAGGTGGTAAATCAATTCCAAGTCTCTCTGCCGATGCTTGGACTTCTGGATTTACTTTAGCTTCTTGAGCTAACTTTTCTATTGCCGCTTGAGATTTAGAATTTCTTGCAGAAGCAACTTTTAATAGTTCACCAATTTCTATAGGACTTAAAGAGCTTTCAACAGGTACATCCCCAAGGTATACACCCTCTGTTCTTAATGCATCTTTTTCTTTTTGTGTAAATGTTTCAACTGTATCATCTAATTTAGACTTAGCTATTTTCTTTCCACCACGGATTAATTGTGATGGAGAACCAGCAAATGCTTCTGGCATAGCCATCACATCACGAGCAAATCTTTTTGCTGTACTAGGATCTACACCAGCTTCAACCATAATATCAGCAACTGCACCAACCACATAACCTGCCCCAGCTTCCACAGCACCTAATCCAAATACACCTACATCACCAACAAATTCTAATGCTTTCTGAATAGCTGGTGCAAACTTAATTTTAAAACCTTCGTCGTTATATAAAGGCATTTCATCAGGAACATCTACAACTCCACCGCCTTGATAAGAAGACTGACGCATTAAATCTATGCCTGGCTGTGAGAACTCAGTACGAAAATTTGTTTTAGCATCTTCTGATTTAGAAGGTTGTTCACCTAAATAACTAGGATCATCTGCCCTTGGTGGCAGTAAAGCATTTTCGCTTGAAAATTGTAATGCTTGTTTTTGACGTGCTTTTGCTAGTCTTTTTCTAGCTTCTAAACGGCGTTCTTCTTCAGTCATTACTATAGCCCCAATTCATCCATGCGTTTTTCCCACTTATCAAATTGATCAGAATCTAATGTATCAATATCAATTTGAAGAATTTCTTCTTTTGGCATAGTGGTAAAATTATAATTAGTTCCAGATTGCCTACGCTCTGCTTCAGTGCGATCACTTTCTTCTTTTTCTTCTCTTTGTAATCTCAACCAATCACCAATAGTTTTGTCACCATCAGCTAAGAATATAGCTTGATTGTACAAGTATTTTTGAAGTTTTTGTTGAGCAACAATTTTGCGATCTATCCAATCTACTAAATCTTCTTCGCTTAAATTTGTTGGTAGTGCTGTGCTAAGAGCTAAGTTTAACTCTCCTTCACTAAGCGCACCAAATGTTACTGAACCAACAACATCCAAACCAAGTTCATTTTTAACAGTGTCCAAGGCAATTGTTGAGGCTTTCCAATTTGGCAATCTATTAGCAATAACACCAGTATTTGCGCCTTCTTCCAATACAAGTCTTTTAGCTTCTTCAAGTGTGGCAATATTTGATCTACTTTTACTGACCTGATCAAATGCACTGAGAGATGTATTTACTGCAACAGTTGCCGCACGTCTTTGACCAGCTCTTTCCCCTTGTATGGTAATTCCACGATCTTCTGCTTCTGTGATGGCTTTTTCACGCTTATCACCTTCAAGTTCATTTCCAGCCGCATCAAGAACTTTAGTAGTTCCATCTTTCATAACAGTAACAACTACGCCGCCATCAAGTATTTTACTTGACTGTACTTCTGTTACAGAAGTGTCATCTTCCCAACCTTCAGGTGGTATAGTTGACCAAGTTTTATCAGCTTCAAATGCATCTGCATCTGTTTTGTTTTTAGCAACAGCCGCAGGGAAACCTATTTTGTAAAACTTACGCTCTTTGAATGTACTAGAGGTTTTGTCAGTTAAATCGTAAAATTTACCATCACTACCCATTTGACCAGCAGTCGCTCCATATTGAGCTAATTCAGCATCTGTTGCTGGGCGATATGTAACTTTATCTTTACCCTTCAGTGCAGTTCCTAAACTTATAGTAGACTGCATTCTAGCTCGATCTGATTCTGCCTTTTCTTTCTTTTTGGCATTCAGGTAATCTAGTGGAGCTTGCATAGAACCAACGGCAGAACCTAATACAGTTGCACCAGGCTGTGATGCCTGACGACCCATTTCTGCAAAGAATTGGAATGCCGCTTCCCACGGATCAGGCTCTGGAAGTTGTGGGTATAATTGATTGGCAATAGAACTTGCTTGATTGGCAATGTCTTGCGAGAAGAGATTACCAAATGCTCCACCACTTAACTGATTTACATTTGTACCAGATACACCTAGTTTTGTTTCAGCCATATCAATTACCTATTCTATGAATTCATTATTTTATATGCGCTTGCCAAACCACCCATACCAGCTATTGCTTGTCCGTAAAGAGATGGGTTTGCACTCATCTGAGATCCTGAACTATAACTACGATTAATTGTATTGTATGGAGTTCCAGACAATGCACCTAATGTGAAGTTAAGCATTTCTTGTGGATACATTTTTTGGTCAAGATAATCAGCGTATGCCAAGTCAAGTGCCTGTTGATCAAGTTGCCTACGAGCTTCACCTGTTGTAATTAACCCAGCCGCCGCTTGAGTTTGCAAGTCTTGTACTAGTGGAGCCATGTTTTGGTATGCGTTCATTTGCTGAATGCGTGACGCTTCATTTGTTTCATATGCATTTCTAGCGGCATCATCTGCACCAAAACGTGCCTGACGATCTATATCGTATTGACTACGCAACGCGGCGTCTGCACCAAATCTTGCTGATCTATCTTGCTCAAACTGACCACGCATTGCATTTTCAGCGTTAAATCTTGCGGCTCTGTCTTGCTCAAATCCAGATCTCATTGTGTTTTCTGCGTTAAAGCGTGACGCTCTGTCAGTGTCATATCGACCTGATGCAAATCCAAGACCTTCTCGTGCGGCTCTCGCTCGTAAGTCTCCTGCGGCTTGTGCGCCTTCTCCAGCAGTTGTAGCTTCCATAATACCTAAACGTGAACCAAAGCCTCCACCACCTGTAGCCGCCCTTGCTCTGGCTTCATTTTGTGCGCGTATCGTCTGTTCTTCTATTTCACGAACAGCAGGGTTCATGGCATCTTGATATATGTCCATGTAAGGTTGTGCAGACTCAAGGCTAAATGGATCTCCTAGTAATTCTTCTCGTGTCGCCCCTTGATAGTCGCCCAAAAGATCTTCACGACTTGCACCTGAATAGCTTCCTAAAAGTTCCTCACGGCTTGCGCCTTTAAATGGGCTACCCAGTAATTCCTCTTGAGACATGGCGTCATAACCACCACCTAAAGTATCTGCAACTTCAGATGCCCTATTAACGTAAGGCATGTAACTTTCAGCACCTTTTGTCAGTATATCAGCACCCATACGCTCTTCTTCAGTGCGTCGATCACCACCATATGAAGCTGTTCTTGCACCTTCGTATGTTGGGTAAGGAGAGTTTGCTAATTCTGCGGCACGCTCAAATGTTGTTCGACCTGCGGCGGCGACCCATGATGGTATCTCTGTACCAGCTACTGTCTCACTTGAGGATGGTAACTCTGTGTATGATGGTGTGCAAAAACTGCCCATTTAAGCCTCCGTGTAAAGAGAGCCAACTTTAACCAAGCCAAGTCTCTCATAAAATTTATCTTTGCGTTCACCATCTCCCGAATAGACATGGCCTAACTTTACTTTTACATTAGCGTCTTTACCAATTTTCATAAAGCCTTTAATTAATTTTACAGCTATCTGCGATTTTCTATGCTCCTTATACACAAAAAACCACATATCTGCTAGATATTTTTCAGTAGACCACCAGTCGGATGTATCAGCCCCACCAATTGATCCTACAATCTTTCCATCAATCTCTGCGATTAACACTACACCTCTATGAATTGCTCTATTAATAGCAGATGTAAGTATCTCAGGATTAATAGGTGAAACAGCCTCAACAGTCTCTGAATGCATAACATTTAACATATTATACAATCCAGATATATCGAGAACTGTTGCACTTCTTATTATCAACCCATGCCACCTAATGCGCCCATCTCTGGAGCCATTTGTGGTTCTGGAGCATCTTGCATTTGCTCTTGAGGTTGACCTAAATTACGTCCACCTTCTTCACCTTCAACAGCCGCAATAAGTTCAGCAAGCTCTGGAAGTAGCTTCATGAGGACTTGTGCAACGTCTGGAGTAATAACATCATCTAACATCGCCAACTCTTGATCAGACATAGCTGAGAGACGAGCTACAAGCATTGCACCAATATCTTCATCAGGCTTTAGCAAATTCTTCTTCGCTTGTGGTGGCAGATTTTGCATTGGCTTATCAGCGTTCATATTTGCGCCAGACATATCTGGCATAGGCATTGGTTCTCTAGCCATATTAGACCTCTTTCTGTTTATATAGAACTGACCAGTCTGTTTTTTTACAAAAGAAACCAATCGACCAGCAAATCGGTTCTAAAATTTTACGATACACTTTACCAAGATAATCTGGTTTGTCACGATCTCCGTAAATGTAAGCGATTTCATTTGCACGATGACCTGCAACATGCGTCCAGAAGTTAACTAAACGTCCTTTTCGCATTTGCTTAACCATCCACACAGCCCAGATATGGTATCCGTTAACGTGCGTTGGTGTTAAGTAGTCACGAGTAAAACGATAATCTAGTACAACTTGCTTGCGTGTCATAATACCTTGACGCTGTAATTCGTTACAAATTACACGACCACCAAGCATACCACCAATAAATCCACCAATAGGGCCACCTATTGCTGTACCAACATAAGTACCTACACTTACTTTAGCACCTGCCTTCGCAGAATCCTTTAAAGATGCGCCACCAATCAACATAGCCGCAGTTGTACTCAACCCAGCTCCAGCAGATCCATATAGATTTGCCCGACCTGCCGCAGTTGAACTAGAACCAAAGGAACTTAACCTATCGCCTACTCCAGAGAAGTAACCAGTGCTACCACCTTTTAGCATTGGTGCATTTGCTTTTGACCCACTCTCTACTGCATTTTTAGCACTATCCATAGTAACTCTAGGTTTTTCATTTAAATTAGCTTTAAATGCTTCTTTTTGATCAAAAGTGGCTTTTGGGTTATTCTTTTTAAAATTAGCAAATTCTGCATTTTTAGTATTAGGACTATATGCAACTTTAGCCGCAGAACGATCAGCCCCTTTTGGAGATCCAAATATATCCTTAAATTCAAATTCTGAACTAAAATCACTAATACCTTCGCCAAGGCTTGCAAGGTCAAATGATTGATTGTCACCTATATTTGATGCAACTGATCTACCAATTTGACCACCAACCCCAGCCGCAAGTTGTGCGCCCATAGCTAGAGCTTCTTGTTTTAGTGCTTCAGTAGGGTCAATTCCATATTCTTCTTGGAACTCTTGCCTTAACTCATTAGCTTCTTCTTCGCTAATCATATCGTCTTGAGGGTCAAAGGTTACACTGCCTGTCTCTTGTTGGCTAACCCACTGAAACATTGGCATGTATTTTGTGCCGTATACGTTCTGCATTACATCTAAATCAAATGTAGGTTTATTAGATTGAAGCTGATAAGTCTTAGCAGTAAACGTCCCATCTTCGTTTTCGATAGCACCTTCTAGTGCTGGTGAGCTTGGAGACGTGTAATATTCGTTAGTCGGTAATGCTCCGTAGCTTCCTGGTATTAAATTTGATTCTAAAACAATTGGACTTCTCATTAATTTATCTCCAGTAAACTTGCCACCACATGCAACCTATTGGCAGTCGCCGCCGTAACTTTAACAATTTGATTTTCTTCAACTACAAAAGCATTAGTTACTAATTCTTCAGTAGATGGTCCTGATATTGCCTTTACACTATACACCGAAAAAACATTGCTGTCTGCATCTGTTATTGTAACAGATATAGTATCGTTATGCGCGCTATCATTACACACTAATAATGATTTAAAAATAGCAGTAGTAGCACTTGGGCAAGTGTAAAGCGTTGTTGCGCTATTTGTTGTTAAATCAAGTAATGCATTTTTATAACTATTTGCCATTTATGATATAAACCACGCTGTTGCTTCTGCTTGCTCTACAGCCACTTGAAGCCCAGTAGATGCCGCAAAGTAAGTTGATTGGCGTTCTAATTCAAGAGTATTAGTTAATCTAGCCATGTAGCCTTGTTGATAGTTTTCTGGTGGGCTTGGCAATCTTAAAACTGCAAGTGGTGATCCTTGTGTCATCTCAATCCATCCTGACGTGAATTAACTCTAAAATCTCCCAACGTCCAATCGTCTGTCGTGCCTGTGCTTTGGAACTTCAGACCTATCTGACGACCTTTGGCGCGTGTGCTTACTTTTCCTGTAGAGGATGTAATCGTAAATGGTCCTTTTACAGTTTCAGGAGAGTTAGGATATTTTCTTGTATTCATATATAAAAATAAATTTGTGCTAGAACTCATAGTAACATCTGGAACTACTTTATCCACCATATACAAATCTTCACCATTTTGTGTAATTTCACGCGGTGATCCTTCTATGTAGCTGTTCATTGCCGCGCCATCTGCGCTAGTGCCTGTTTCGTGGTTGTAAAGATACCCATCAGGGTCAAATGCAAATGGAACAGTTCGTGCGCCAAAGCTATCTGACCATACTGACCTATCCATAGTTCCAACAGTCCACGCATTTTCAGCGTAATTGTAGGTTACATAACTATCGTTTTCAGCATTTACTGTGCCAGATGGATTTTGATCACTTACATAAAACCAAGTAATTTCTTTAAATTCCTTATTGTGTCCAGTGACGACTTTATCAATGTATCGTGTCTGCATACGATCAAATACAAAATGCTGAACAGGACATGGTATTTCTTTTACAATACCATCATAAGTAAAGAAGTTACGCTTACCCATCCAAAAGACGTTACCATCAACAGATATCATTGTATTTAATCCAGCCGCACCTGAATTTGTCGCCAGTAATCTAAACGAGAATACAAAAGCACCACCAACAAATGTCATGCCATATATTGCTTCGTCAGTAGATATGATTGTCTCTTCACGAGCAGATACCATAGCTATAATTTTAGTTCCAACCTGAAGCCTCTGATCACCTGCGGTGTTTGTTGAGGTTGGATTCCAAACGCTAAAGTCTTCTTGTGTTGACCATCTGACCAACATATTATCTACATTTCCAGTGCCACCACCCACAACATAAGCCTGACATCCACCTGCTATAAAATGCCTATCTGGAAAACTAACAATAGTAGTACGAGCCACATTAGGAACACTATTGGCACTTGATAGTGATGATACAAGTACAGCACGATTAGTAACCCCTGCCGAAGTATCCCAATAATATATTGCACCATTACGAACTGTCGCAAGGACATCTTCACCCCAGAGATCTATACTCCAAGAGCTATTGTCTAAGTTAATACCAGCAAGCGCATCAGATCGTGGAGTACCCCAAGCCTCTTCACCCCAACCACCAACGCCAAAACCAAGAGCTGGGTCAGAGCTTTGTGAACCAAGTTCAGCACCAACACCAATTAAATATTTTACAGCAACAGTACCACCACCAGCAGAAACAGTAGAAGTAGCCGCACTTGGGACAACAATACTATAAGAATTTGCATTAATTCTAGTTATTTGATATCCGTAGTAACTGTTTAAATCATCTGCCGAAACACCACCAGTTGCTGATGCGCCACTAATAACCACCCAATCGCCATTTTCAGCACCATGTGAATTATCTGTAATGACTACAGTCGTGCTTTCATCTGTTGTGGCTATTGGATTACTCAACCCAGTAGATGTCTTTCGCAAAGGCGTAATATCGTAAAGTGCGCCATTCTCTATAATTAATAAGTGATTGTGCGTACCAACGACAAGCCTATCTTCGCCATCAGAGTTTGACCTCCAATACACCATACGTCTGGCAATACCTTCAATAGTAGTTTCATTAGGTGTAATATTTCCAGAGTTATCTAATGCAAAAATTGTATCTTTTTGCCAACCACCTAGTTTTTCAGGATATCCATTCTTAAAACGAACTAAGTCACTATCTACCCAGAAAGGCCCATTTTTGCCAGTAGCGTATTCTGTAACGTCTTTTACAATACCTGGGTTGTATTTTAAAAGTTGCAAAGGCATTTAGATCATCTCCAACGCTTGGTGTAATGTTTCTTTGTTGCGGCGCGTCCATCCTCGTCCAAAGGTTTCAAATGTCTTTAATCCCTTATAGAAGTCTTGTCGAACGCCGTAAACATAATTTATGATCTCTTCTGTATCTTTTTCCATAATAAGACCTATTGTCTGCGATCCTATGGCTCCGTCTTGAGTAGCACCAACCGCACGCTGAATAGCCTTAGATGGCCTACTTTTTCCAGAATTTACACACCAATCAAACGCGCACCAGTCTAAGCCCGATGGAAGCGAATCGCCTTTAATTCGATCCCAGTAGTTCTTCTTGTATATCGGAGCTACATCTTCTGGAGTTAAATCACGCATTTCTTGTTCAGTTGATTCACGACCAGTCCACTCATCGTACACTTTTTTGGTAACTCCCAAATTTGTGATACCTCCAGGATCTTCGGGATGATTTACGAATCCTCCTTCGTGAGAAAGAAGCATCTCTAAGCATTTATCAAAGTTCTCTTTCATTTCTTACCTCCAAAATACTTACTAACACCACGCATACCAATACTGGCACTAACTATACCACCAAGGCTATATTGATACCAACCTGGCATACTAGATAGAGCGGCAAAACCATCTTGCACAATAGCATTACCCCAATCCCCACAAAACGCCAAAATAAGGGGAATACTGAACAAAAGTGTAATCCACTCGTCTTTCCATGAGTTCTCTGTGGCTTTCATGGCGGCTAGATCCCAATCAAGCTCACCAGTGGCTATTTTCATTTTAGTTTGGGCTTCAGCTTGCTTTACGGCAGTCTTGCCCTCGATCATAGTTCCAGCAAGATCTGCGACCTTACCTAGTAATCCTAGTCCTAACATTATGAATCACCCTTCTTTTTAATATTTGTAAAGCCAAAAAACGCCGTAACTATACCGACCACTGCTATGCAGTAGGTAGGGGCGATAGCAGTTAAATTATCCGCCGCAACTTCTTGGCCTAAGACATTACACACAATAATCATAACAGGATATAGTAGTAATCCCGCTAAAGAGAACCACACCATTAGGAGCTGGGAGTCCCTTTTTGAGTTCTCATCTTCAATTTGCATTCTCTTGTCATCGAGTAATAACTTATCCCATTCAGATTGGTCTACTGATCCATTTCCATCTAAATCGGCTTTCTCAAATTCTGTCATTTTAAATCTCCTAGTCAGCAAGAGGGTTATCTAACGCCCTCTGCAATTTGCCCATGAGCTTATCTTCAAGTTCTTTCATTGAGCTATCTTGTGAAACTCTAACACGTTCTCTCTGATTTTCAAAGCGAACTTCTGCGTTGTCTATCATAGTACGAACCTTTTCTTCAGATTCTCGTACCATATCCTCTATTCTGTCCACCTGAGACTCAAGCCTCAAAAGATCATCACGCAATCCATTTTTAATATCACGACTGTATTCTACTGACTCTTCAACCTTTTCAGAGATGCCACTGACCTTTGCATCCATTACGTCCATTTGTAATTGATACTCTTCTAAGTCTAGACCTGTAACAGCTTCTATCTTTTGCCACATAAGAAATCCTGCGTACAAAGCACCTACAATTGTAGATAAAAACGCAAGTATAGCCATAATAGAACCAAACGATACTTTCATACCACCTGTCTTAAACTCACGATCTGCAAGCCCATCAATGTTATCTGCTATCTTGGTAGTGTCCATCAGTTTTCAAACTCCATCTCGCTACTTGAGTTTTGTAAGTTCTTCAGTGCTTCTAGCTCGTCTCGTAGCTTTTGTATCTCTAGCCTTCGCTGAGTTAGTTCTATTTGGTAAAGATCATCACAATTAATTCGAGCCTTGGGTTTATCTAGCGGTATTACTATACGAGCATACACACCTATATCTTTGCCACGACTGTTTGTGTTTAACCCCGACAGTACGCCTGTCACGCCATACTCTAAGTTTACACCACCACCTACAGCATTACTGCATCGCATATTGCCTGTCGAAAAAGAATCCGATTGGTAGTTCATAGGTGGACTAGGCAACGCAAGCGAAAGAGAGCTATTGTCTGCAAAAGCAGAACTAGCTAACAAACAAAATGTTAAAGCCATTCTCATGTAGGTTCACCATCTAATCTTGAACATATTCTAGAAGATATCAAAGTTCTAGAGGTATTTGTCCTTTTTACTTTTGAGGTGGTGCAGAGATACACAGCCTCATCCATGTCTATTTCTCGTATGTATACATCAAAAGATTTATGCTCTTTGTAGTCAACTTTTATAATTCTATACGTTGTAGAGAAAGGTATGTGCATCCAATTTAAATCAAACAAATCAATTTGGTAATACTTTATCTCTTCCCTAGAATTAAAGAGAGACATCTCCACCTTGACCACGTTTTTAACGTGAGATGTTTTTACTTCTGGATAGGCAGGCGTCATTTCGTGCGCTGACGCACCGAAAGTAACTAGCATCCCTAATGTGATTAACTTACTTAGCAATACAGCTTGCCTGCACAACCGCAGTGTAAGTCCCACCTGGCAATGGTTTTGCTGAACCATAAACTGCACTTGATGCAGTGCTAAACCATGTAGAACCTGCCAAGGTTAAATTAAAGTTTGTAGTATTACCTACAACTGTCTTAGCGGCCTCATAGGCTGACATACCAGAAACAGAGGTTTGTGTAACGCTTGTGCTTCCTGTCCACGTTAGCGTGTCAGACAAAGAAGGAGATGAACTAAACGATGTTGGATGTGTTATACTAGCTATATAAGCGTCTGCAATCGAAACGTCATACCTGATTATAGGTAGTATACCACCATCCGCAGGGGTTGTGCTTAGTTTGCTTGCAATCGGGTTTCCGTATGCACCTGACTTAGTTGTTTGAATAACACATTTAGCTTCTACGCTACCTGTTATTTCCACGTTTGCTAGTGCTGGAAATGCACACAGCGAAAGTATTGCAATAGAATATTTCATATTAATCCTCATTGGTTATACTGCATGTCGATCATCTCTTCGTGCAGAATTTGTTGTGCCAAATTATTACGCAAGCCTTTCTTGTTGTCTGATATCTTTGAATCAGCAAGAGTAGGGGCATCATTATAAGCACCACCATTAATAGATGCATTGTAATACATATTGATGTTAGTTTGCTGATTGATAGCCATGATAATCTGATCTTGTCCTTGCGTTTTAAATAAAGTCAACGCATTGGCAGATGCAGTTAACCCTAATTCAATTCTAGTCTGTTCTTCCTCTTCCTCTTCAGAAAGTATCAGATTGCCATCTTCATCATACTCAAAGTCGTTATCGGCGTCTATAGCACCCATAGCCTCTTCATCTTCTAATACATCATACACTTCAACTACAGGTATTACTGGTATAGGTTTGACATAACCTGGACATGATGGATTAGACTGTTCATCGTAACATTCGTCAATTCTATAGCTATATATAACCACAGGATCTGTCACACTTCCCTCACCTTCAACAGTGATTGATCCGTCTCCCCATCTAGAAGAGGCTACGTTAGATATTGGGAAAGACTTGACGATTGTATTGCCTGGAACTCCTGACCAATCATCCGTTGCGGAAAACGTGTACCCTTCACCTTCCGCATTTTTATTACGGACGTGGACTTTCATATCATCTTCTGGGTTTTTTACTGTGGTGTATTTGTATAATAGGCCATTTATATCTAAGCCAGGTATGTCAGGCAGAACAGAACTCATACCCCAACTTAGTGATGTGGATGCGGCATTTCCAGTTGTTCCGTAGCTATACGGATCACAAGAAGAGTAGGAAGGCCAAAGTGCTAATAATAACACTAAGACCTGTTTTTGTTTCAATGTTTTCATTAAAAATCTTTTTCATTGGATTATTTTGTTCTCGCTCAATAGTCTGCTTAACTGTTTCCATTTCCCACGCAACTCTAGCCTTATCTCCCACCAACCCCATGTATGGACATGGCGTCCCAGCATTGAGCATGGCGTCAAACACGCGAGAATCCTGACAGAGTGTAGAAATTGCGGCTACCTTCATGCCCATATTATAAAGGGCTTTTGCGTTTTTTAACTTTTCACAGTTCATATCTCGTACAGTTCGACCTGCACTGATACCTAATATCTGCGTCTGCACAGCACCTGCAACACCAACAGTACATAAGTCAGAATTGCTTGTACTTATTTGTGGAGAAATTGCAGAAGGAGGTGGACTGTTTATGGTAGTTTCCATAGTGCCAGTAGAAGTGACTGTGCTTTCTGATTTGATCGTGTCGTCATCATTAGCAAAAGCAAAACTACTACTTAATAGAAGTAATGCTATTACAAAAAAACGTATCATTTTCTTTCTACCAATCGATCTAGCTTTTCTTCTATACGATCAAATTTACTCATAATTTGACCAAGGACTTGAGATGAGTCAGCTTTAGTGACGTACTCTTTAGCCAACTCTTCTCTAGTTCTATTAAGCAAAATAGTGACACGCTTTAGTTCTTCATGGTGGGCTTTAATCCACCATATTAAAAAACCAAACCCTGCGGTTAATCCAATATTCCAAAGCGCGTCCATTTGCATTACTCAGCTACCTCTTCAGATTCTTCTAAAGAGTTTTTTAACATTGTCATAAACGCTTGTTTTCCAACTTTAAGCTGATCTAAATTAAATTCTGCTGAATTAATTTTTTGTTGCAAGGAATTAACATGATTAATCATAACCTTTTGTGCATCAGTGATTTGGCCTTCAGTGTAGTCTTTATCGTCAATCGTAATAACCTTTTTATCTTCAGCCATTTTGATCTCCTTTAGTTAAGTTAAAATTATGTTGGTTTAGTAGGCCATGTTACTGAGTTAGGAAAACCAGATTGTGTTGGTAAGTTAAGCAAGTCAGTTCGGTACTGTGTCCACTCTGCTTGTTTAGCATCTGTTAGTTCAGCCCAACGTAGAGGGTTAGTTACTATAGGGTCTACTTCTTGAACTAACTTCTGGTCACGTTGTCCTCGTAGATTTGCCGCTAGTTCTGCATCTAACTCTGCTTGAGTAGGTGCTACATAAGCCGCATAGTCTGAGCCAATAAGCCCAAGCAATACGCTGTTGTCTACAGTATTATCTGTATCATCAGGCATTAACCCATAAGGTATCCAACCATGTTCTGGATGATTAATTTCTACTTCAAATGCCGTGTTCTCTGCGTTTAGTGATTGTGCGCTACGCACTTCTGTTATTGTTACTGTTGGCATAAACGCCTCCTATTGTTATAATTGTTAATCAAGATATTCTTACAAAGAGGTTAGCAGTAGCATAACTGCCGTTTTCTCTTTTATGCTGACCGCCCATAAGCCTCCAAGTTCCGCTAACTCCTGCCGATACAGTGCTAGACCACAAAATATGATGTGCAGACATTTGACCGTTTCCTGCCGCCTTTAGGTAAGAACCAGAGATAGTATCACCTTCATTTATCATGTTGACACTTTGTGCAGGGTCAACCGCTAACCAAGTATAAGTACCAACAGCATTGAAATCTGTACTACCGCCAACACCTGTTAGGTTAGAGCCATCGCCGTAATAAACAGCATTTGAAGATGTAGTTCTAATACTTCCAACTTCACCACCACCATTAGTATGTTCAAAGATTATAGCTTTAGAAGAAGTACCGACTTCTCCTACAAAATTTCCGTGACCATTAGCAGTGCTACTTCCATTGTATGTTTGCCTTCCGCTACCATTAATCCGCAAACGTTCTGCGGCATTAACTCCAAATCTTAATGTGTTATCTCCGTGGTCATAATCAATATAACCAGCATCTGCATCACCATTATCCCCAAATCTAATAAGAGATTTATCCCCTCCATCACTGGCTGTGTTTAGGAGAAGTATAGCGTCGCCATCACCCCGAATAGTTGCGCCTGTTGATGTTGTTTCAATCTTCTTAGAGTTGTCGTGGTAAAGTTCTACTGCACCATTATCCCTAAATACGGCAGAGTTTTCACCTGATTTGGGTTGTAAAATTATATCCCCACCAGCAATGCCAGCATCAAGGTTACATCTTAGATATAAATCTTTATTTACAGAATCAATATAATTACCTGACCCTCCATCGTGGTAAATCTGTAGGTCATCACTGTTTCCTAGAACTAATTTGTCATTATCTTGCAAGTACACATGGTCTTGAAAAGATGCACCTTTGTTAAAGACAGCTTGTCCACCATTAGACATATCAAGGGTTAGGGCGTTTATGTTACTACCACCATCATTACCCCTAAAAATTAGATCTCCATCTGAAACATTTGACTCTATAAAGAAATTATCTCCATTTTTGAAAAAAGTTCCGTAGATAGTTCCTCCGTCTTTTATTTGTACCACACCTAAATTATCAGCATCAAGGACAATATTTCCTGCAACGTCTAGTGTTAGGTTGCCGTTATTAGCAAAAATAGTTCCATTAGTGCCGTCAGATGTAAGGATTAAATCTCCACCTGCACCCATTCTTAGTAAACCATTATCTACCATTTGAATATCGTGATTAAAAGAAGCTGAACCACCTAATGACATATCAAGGGTGAGGGCTGTGATGGTTGAGCCACCATCGTTGCCTTGGAATATCATGTCTTTGTCTTGAACTTTACTTATCAATGTAAAATTAGAACTAGCGCCGTAAACCATTCCGAAGTTAGTGCCATTATCGTTGAAACGAATTGTTCCATCAGCATCAGCATCAAGAATAAGTTCTCCTGCAACGTCTAGTGTTAGGTTGCCAGAGCTTACGTCAATCTCATTACCATCAATGGTTATGTTGTCTACTGACACAGACCCAACATCCAATGCCGCAAAAGCATCTACCATTTTAGCACCAGAGCCTACGCCATCAGAGTAGATTACTTTAGTTTTACCACTAGCAATCGTAACTGTTGCACCAGATCCTTGCTTAATAATAATGTTTTGAGATCCACTTGTGGCATTTTCAATAAACCAAAGTTTACTAACAGTATTTGGGCCTATTGTAATTGTACAAGCTGAGTCCAACGTACCTGTATACTTTAAGAACATTGAACGACCTGGATCAGTCCCACCATCTGCTATTGTTGTTGTATGCGTGTCAGCATTTGTCGTTATAGCTTCAGTGCCATAAGAAAACGCTTCTGCAATTAATTCAAGATTTGTATTCGTTACTGTACCCCATGAGCCTGACTGATCGCCAGTTGCCATCTCATTGAGGCGAAGGTCATTTACATAGGTTGAGGCCATACTAGTCTATCCTTATAATTGCATTTGAAGCTGTCTGAGCAGGGAAAACAATTCTAAAAGTACCTGAAGAAACTGTGAAGTCTCCACCAAAGTCCAATACAGCGATAGCTCTATCTCCGTCTGTATCGTTATATATCAACGCACCACGCGCTGTAAAACTAGCTGATGTCCACTCAGGATTATCAGAGTCAAAACATCCGCTTGTTCCGTTTTCAATTACAGACGCATTTGCCAGTGTCACTCCACCAGTAGTGTATCCGTTACCATTAGCAACTTCGTTAGATGTTGTGTAAGTATCAGTAGTAGCATTTAAAGTTGCACTACTTGTGTAGAGAGCGATCTTTATTGTATCACTGTCTAAGTCATGTAACCCAAGCATTACATCTTTTTTAAATTGGGTACACATTGCTTGTGTAATAGCCATTATAAACCTCCGTTATATTCTGCCGCATAATCGCGTTGCATCTCTTGTACAAATAATTGTACCGCTTCGTCAAATTGTGTTTTATAAAGCGCCAATGTCTCTCCAGCTTTAAGAAATGCAGATGCTTCATATAGACACGCCGATAATAACACATTTTCTGCGTTGTTGCCAATCCATGTGTTAGGATTAAGTGAACTTATACCTATTTCTGGTGCAATATAGTCAACTTGGTAAGTATCAGCCGCATTTGGTGTAGGAGCTATTGTGATTGTAGTCCCTGATCCACCTAATGTACCAGATGTTCCACTAGATGATTTTGTGCTATAAAACTTTGGTGTACCTTGCGTAGTTGCATTAGGCCAATAATCTCGTAAGTAAGAGTCAACCCTATGATCTAAATATGATACGACATTTGAGCTAATTATTGACACTTGCCTGATCATCCTAGCACCTGTCACTACATAGTCAGTTGTACCTGCAACTAAATTAGCAGTTGTAGTCTGCCTGAAACATGGGAGATTAGGTAATCTCTGAAAAACCATATCTTCAGCTTGATTAATAATTTCATCAATTGACGCCTGTAACTCTGTTGAGTCGTCTTCTAAAAAGTTTTGAATATTTGCGACTAATGTTGTGTAATTCATTTAGTTACCCCATGTACCACTTCCCCAAGCACCTTCACTCCAACCTAGACTAATTTCAAGACTAACTGAACCTACTGCACCTGATCCGCCAAGTCCTGTCTCAATAGCTTCAGAAGCAGAGACTTCTTCACCAACAGCACCTGTTGAACCTATACCTGAAATACCTGTAACAAGCAATTGAATGTTACCATTGCCAGAAACTCCAAAGCCTTCTGACTCACCATCTCCAGATACACCTGATTGACTTAACTCTAATTCAGGAACTTCACTGCCGATTGCGCCTGTACCACCAACCCCAGCTTCATTTATTTCTGTTTCAAAGGTTTCATTACCTACTGCGCCTGTACCACCAACGCCTGTCTCAGCTAGTTCTATCTCAGGAACTTCAGTTCCTACTGCACCTGATCCACCAGTTCCAGACACTGGAGCATCTGTTGTGATAAAGAATGAAGATGTACCTGTAGCACCTGTACCGCCAACTCCACTTTCGTTTATTTCTAATTCAGGAACTTCAGTTCCCACTGCACCTGTACCTGATACGCCTGTCTCATTTATTTCTAGTTCAGGAACTTCAGAACCTACCGCACCTGTACCAGCCGTACCACTAACAGCTAAATCTTCATTGTCAGATACAATTGCCGTTCCAACATTAGCCGCTCCAGATACGCCAGATATGCTAAATATACGATCATTATGTATATCAACATAACCAGCTTCGCCTATAGACGGAACTCCAACAGGTGGCCTTGCCCTTGGATCTATTGTCCAATCTTGTGTAAATCCAATATAGACAACAACATTGTCTGGATCGTTATCTGGCCTACCATTAAATAAAGCAGTTGCGTCCACAACATTTTTAGCAGGAGTAAGTTGTGGATGTTTTGGCTCATAATCTTCAGGTGAAACACGCAAGCCATCCCAAGTCGTCTTCAGTTTGGTATACTTAACCCGAAGACCACTTATGTCGCTTATCGCGTAGGATTTTTTTCCTCTTGCGTATTTCCCCATTAAGATAAGTTCAGCGCAGTAGGCCGAATCCTTAAACTTACACCATCATTATCGGCTGAAGATGCAATGCTAAATGCGCGTTCATACATTTCATTTAGAAGTGTAAATTTTTCATTTGCAAATTTTATTGCTAATTTACTTGCTAACCCAGCACATATGCAATCGTTCCAACGATATGGAATGTCTGCATCTTGATTAGATGCTGTAATGTCATCAAGCTGATTAACAGCCCAATAGACCATACTATATGTTGTCCTGTCAGGTATTTGCCAAATATAAATCTTTGGAGTTATTTGACTATCCAACATATACTGACTTGGCTTACCGCTAGATGTTTTGTTTGGAAGTTGATTGTAATCCGCAATAGATACACGATTTATTATCTGGTCAGAAGTGTCTGTGCCAGAACTGTCTCGTATCACCGCATCCATAATATCAATTGTCCCTGCTGGCAATGTGTATGGCGTAGTTTGACCATTCACCAATGTCAGAGTTTTCTGCTCTACAGACCAATAGTTAATACCTCTATTAGCCCACTCAGAAAAAAGAAGGTTAAGACTGCGCCTTGCAGACACAGCCTTATCACCAGTTTGAGTTTGGGTATCAAGACCACAACGCTCAAATGCTTCAGCAATTATTTCTTCTACATTAGGTTTAAAGGCTACAGTTCCTGATAGTGCCATTTAACCCTCCTAGTATTGCTTAATTGCGCGCATCACTATTTGATACGCATCTCCAACTGCACCTGCACCAGTTGTTGTAAATTTAATGTCACCAGTACCATTTGCTCCGTAATCGGCAGTGTTTGGTAAACCTCCGAATTTAGAAAAATCTTGATAACCTGATTGATTTTCATCAAGGTGCATAACTATAACGTCAGCATCAGCGTCTGCTAATACCTCTACAGTCATTGCCTTAATAACCCACCAACATTCTGCAATTCTTAATCCTGTGCAAGTGTCTCCATTTGCACTTTTAGTAAGAGCAGAAACATCAATTTTACTAACGGCACTTTCGTTGCCACCATCTACATACTGATACTGAAAAGCAAAAACTACTTCCCTAGTGTTTTCTGAAATTTTTGTTACTGTTTTAATATCCGCCATTTGCTACTCCTATAGTTGTAGGTGGGGTTTCATCCCCACCATAAAGTTTTATGGACGAACAGGAGAGTTGTACGCTTGAGCATATAAAATCGTAATAACTGCAACACCAGCAGTAGTTCCTGCACTGCTTGTCACTGTAAGTTTAAGATCGGCAGTTCCTGTGTCAGCCCACTCACCTGTACCACCACCTTGTGTAGTTACAGTTTTAAGACCAGCACTTGTGCCTGATGCCAATGTATTTAAGATTGTTGTTGCACCACCAACTGTATCACCAACACTCAAGTTTGTTGTTGTGTTAGCCGCAGTAGACATATCAACTTTACAATCAATAATTTTAGATTTTGCTGGAATAACCATGTTGGTTGCACCTGCCGCAATAGCTCCATTTGATAGATCCATTGTGTGCGTTTGCATCATAACAACATAACCGACATTTGCTATGTCGCTTCCAACTGTTGTGCCTGTTGTGTTTTTGATAGTACCAGCCCGTACTGGGCCTGAAAATGTAGTTGTACCCATAATAATCTCCTGTCAGGGTTAAAGTCAGTCACACCATGCGACTGTCAGGGATAAAAGTACACTACAACAGCTTTAATTAAAAAGAAAGAGGCGATCCGAAGACCGCCTTTGATTTGTTGATTACCAATCTTTGCCATTGATTTTTACTTTGGTAGGACGTTGAATGATAGTCTGCCTTACACCTTCTCGAACACCATGATCTTTGACTTTAGCCATACACTCAACTGCATTGCCTTTGCCCCACTCATTAGAACCTTTGTATATCACAATATTCTCGTCAGCATCGCGGCAGATGTTGATGTAGCTTGTACCCCAGTTTCCACCATCCAACTCAACAACGTGCTTAACTGTGAGAGTAAAAGCCTGACGCTCTCCTACTGTGCCGACAAACTCACACTTGCCATCTCTAGTAGCCCACTCAGCTTTTTGAGCCGCACGCTTGTCAATCATCTTGACCATAGCGTTACGCATATTATCAGTTGGCTTACCAAACTGATCAACACCTCTTTTAACGGCTGATAAAAAACCTGCACCATTTGAATCTTCAAATTGAACAAAATCAATAATTTCTTGAGCGCGATCATCAGACGCGATCCAGTTTTTACGCTTTGTATTAGCGGCATTAGCCATTTTGTAATTGCGAATACTACTGTAATAGTTAGCTTCGCCTGGGTGATTATCTACATATGCCATTTTATAATTCCTTTATTTCTCTACCTATATACAATATATAGTACACTAAATAGAGTAATGCAAGGGGGTAAGTAAAAAAAAGAGGCGACCCTAAGACCGCCTCGATTAATCAAAATAATTTGATTTATTATATTACGCGCCTTCTGATCCGAAGATACCACGCCAGTCAGTGAAGCCGAAAGAATAACGCTCACGCACTTTGTAGCGCACGTTACCAGTTTCGAAATCACCTTCCATGCCTTTTTTCATAGGCGAACGTTGGAACATTTTCAGTCCATCTGGAACATCAGTTGTCACAAAGAACGCATCTGCATCTGTCAGACGACGCATCACATGATAACCTTTTGGCAAGTAGCCGCCAGATTTAATCGCATTGATGTCATTGTCCGCAGTACCTGTGCGAAGTTGTGATTCCAACAAACGCTCTGCAACAAAAGTGTAAGCTGTTGGGATAACCAACTGCGTACCTTGAGCGGCAATTCTAAGACCACGATCATCTTTCATATCCGCTATTTGGATAAGAATTGACTCTAGTGATGTCTCAGACAAGTCAGCCGCAGTTGCTAACGTGTTAGACTGGTTACCATTTTGCGTTGGGTGAGATGTACTTAAAAGAGTAGTACCATCTCCACCATTTGCAGTTGTTGCGTTATTTAAAACATTTGCCGCTTTGATTTCCTTAGTGGAAGCCATTGAGCGTGCAAGTGCTTTTGTATAACGAGAAGCGATTGAGCCATACTGACCATCTTCTTCAGCTTCCTCAGTGATTGAGAATGCCAATGCAATCGTTTCGTGTTGGTAACGTGCAGTCCATTGTTGAGACGCAGAATCATATGATACAGCAGATCCTTCGTTCTTTGTTGGAGCAGAACCGAAGCCAGATAAAAGTACATCTTCTTCAAACGCTTTTTGTGAAGTGTTTGATTCAAAGACTGCTTCGTATTCAGCAGGGTAACTGTCATATTCGAGGCCAAACAAGGTGTTTAGACCTGGCTCAAGCATTTTAGCAAAACTTGCTCTATTCATAGCCATGATTTAAATCCTTCCTTAAATACCAGCGACATTAGTACCAAGAAGGTGTTCGTTAATCGTAACCTCCATGATCGCGTTCGCACCAAAAGCATTGTCAGGTGCATCGTAAAGCGCAACGATCTTGCAAGAAGCTATTCCTGCCGCCATTGTGCCACTCAATTCAAATCCAGATTGACCTGTTAAAGTCGAACCTGCCCCTGCAACAACATCACAGCAATTCATGATATTTGTTTGTGCAGGAGATCCAGCAGACTGTGCTTTAAACACTGTGTACGGATCATCATATACATAAGCAATGATGTCA